CTATTGTGCAGGACTTATACATACAGTACAGTTCATTTCATTATGGAACCTAACATTTCTAATGTTGACCTATTAACTACAGATCAACTCCGAGAGAAAGTTGAGCGTGCATGGATCCAACACATTAAGCTGTGCCAGGATAATTTTTTATATTTTGTTAAAGAGATGTGGCCTGACTTCATATTTCGTAAAGAAACTGACAGGACCCGTTGGGGCCACCATCAGATAATTGCTAATGAGTTTACTAAGATAGCCAGTGAGAAGAAAGGGAGACTCATCATTAACATGCCGCCTAGGCATACTAAATCTGAGTTCGCTTCTATTTACTTTCCTGCTTGGATTATTGGTAAGTATCCTAAAATGAAATTAATGCAGGTATCTCACAATGCGGAGTTATCTGGAAGATTTGGTAGTAAGGTTCGTAACTTAATTGATTCACCGCAGTACAAACAAATATTTGGTGACGTGAGGCTCAGAGAAGATTCTAAAGCAAAGGGACGTTGGGAAACAAATCACGGTGGTGAGTATTATGCTGCGGGTGTTGGTGGTTCCATCACGGGCCGTGGTGCAGATTTATTAATTATTGATGATCCTCATACAGAACAAGACTCATTATCTAATACTGCTATGGAGAGATCATACGAGTGGTATTTATCAGGACCCAGACAACGATTACAACCAGGTGGTTCCATCTTATTAGTTATGACTAGGTGGGCTGAAGATGACCTTACTGGTAGACTGATCAAGGCTCAAGCAGAACCTAAAGCAGACAAGTGGAAATTAATTTCATTTCCAGCAATTTTAGATTCAGGAGTCCCTGTTTGGCCAGAGTATTGGAACCTAGAAGAATTAGAAAAAGTAAAAGCTTCATTAAGTATTAGGAACTGGTCTGCTCAATATATGCAGAATCCTACATCTGAAGAGGGTGCCATTATAAAACGAGAATGGTGGAAGCCTTGGAAGTTTGATGACATACCAAATTTACAACATGTTATTCAAAGTTATGATACGGCGTTTAGTAAAAAAGAAACTGCCGATTATTCTGCTATTACTACTTGGGGAATCTTTCAACCTAAGGAGGATCAACCTTTTGCAATGATATTATTAGATGCTATTAAAGGTAAATTTGATTTTCCAGAATTAAAGAATATAGCATTTGAACAGTATAGATACTGGGAACCAGAAACGGTTCTTATTGAAGCCAAAGCCTCAGGACAACCTTTACTACAGGAGTTTAGAAGAGCGGGTATACCTGCCGTAGACTTTAGTCCTAATAAAGGAAATGACAAGTTTACTAGGATAAATTCATGTGCCCCTGTATTTGAAGCGGGTAATGTTTACTATCCAGATGGTGAGAAATTTGCCATGGATGTTATTGAGGAGTGTGCTGCGTTTCCTCATGGCCAATATGACGATTATGTGGACAGTACTACTCAAGCCGTGTTAAGATACCGACAAGGAAGCTTTGTCAGTACATATATGGATTATGTGGAAGAAGAGCGTCCACCAAAAGAATATAAATATTATTAGGAGATAATTATGCCAAAAGATAAAAAATATAAATTAGAAAAACTTCCAAGTATAGTTTCAAAAGAAGAATTAGATAAAATGATAAAAGATAGGGGTCTTGAAGACGAAGCTCTTGAACCAGGAAAAGAATATTTAGAAAGAGCTAAAGGCGGAATGACTAAAGGCCAAAAGAAAGTTGGTAAAGTTATGAGAGAATTTAAAGCTGGTAAATTACATTCTGGTAAAAAAGGACCCGTTGTAAAAAATCCTAAACAAGCAATTGCTATTGCATTATCTGAAGCAGGTATGTCCAAAAAGAAAATGATGGGCGGAATGATGAGTGATGGTGTTGCTGAAAAAGGAATGGGTATAGAAAAAAGAATGGGCGGCGGAATGATGAGTGATGGTATTGCTAATAGAGGTTCAGGTATAGAAATGAAAAGCAAAGGCGGCATGGTCCGTGGTTCAGGAGCAGCCATTAAAGGAGTTAGAAAAGCTAAACTACTATAATCATGTCTGGTGAAAAATATTATAAAGCAGAACGAGCAAAACAAAAAAAATTTCTTGAGTCTGAAAAAAAATTAGAAGAGAATTATAAAAAAGTAAGACAAGAAGAAATGGATGCTGAAAAATATGCTAGACTATTTCCAGAAGACTCAACTAGAGAATACAATCCAGTAGAACATCAACAAGATGGTGGATTAATGGATCAACCTCATTTGAATTATATGGGTGCAGCTAAAGGTAAATTTATTGCTAAAGGTTGTGGCAAAGTAATGAGTGATAGACGTAAAAAAACCAAGATGTATTAACTTTACATTAGTGTAATTTAATATAAAAGATTTGTATGGCAATTGAAGACAATAATCCAATAGGAGAAATAGATCCTTCCGTTGTACAAACGGATATGTCTGTTCCAGCAGAACCTGTAGATATTCAAGTTGAAGGACAGGAAACTCCTGTAATGGAGGAACCTAAAGAAGATTTCTATCGTAATCTTGCAGAAGACATGGATGATAGAATGTTAGATAAAATTTCTTATACATTACTAAGTGATTACAAACGAGATAAAGAATCTAGACAAGATTGGGAACAAGGTTATGTAAGTGGTTTAGATTTATTAGGATTTAGATACAAAGATCAAACAAGACCTTTCCAAGGAGCATCAGGCGTAACTCATCCATTACTTGCAGAAGCAGTTACACAATTTCAAGCACAAGCTTATAAAGAATTATTACCATCTTCAGGACCTGTAAGAACACAAGTCATTGGAGCAGATGATCAAGAAGTTGAGAATCAAGCACAACGTGTAGAAGATTTTATGAACTATATGTTAATGGAGAAGATGGAAGAATATACTCCAGAGTTTGATCAGTTATTATTTTATTTACCACTTGCAGGATCTGCATTTAAAAAAATTTACTATGATGAAATGATGGGGCGTGCAGTATCTAAATTTGTACCTGCAGAAGATTTAGTAGTTCCTTATTATGCAACAGATTTAAAAGATTGTGAAAGAATTACCCACATTGTTAAAATGTCAGAGAATGATATTCTTAAAAAACAAGAAGCTGGTTTTTATAGAGATATAGAATTACAAGAAACAAATCCTAATGAGAGCGATATTCAAAAGAAGTATAATCAATTAGAAGGTACTCAATCTCCAGGTAATAATATAGATTTCCAATTTAATATATTGGAGATGCATGTAGATTTAGATTTAGAAGAATTTGAAAAGACTTCTAATGATAAAGATAAAAATATTAAGATTCCATATATTGTAACTTTAGATGAAGGGTCACAAAAGATATTATCTATCTATAGGAACTATGATGAGAAAGATCCATTAAAGATTAGAAAAGATTACTTTGTACACTTTAAATTTTTACCAGGTTTAGGATTCTATGGGTTTGGTTTAATTCACATGATTGGTGGATTATCTAGATCAGCAACTCAAGCTCTAAGACAATTATTAGATGCTGGAACATTAGCAAATTTGCCAGCTGGATTTAAAGCTAGAGGTTTAAGAATTAGAGATGACGATCAACCATTCCAACCAGGTGAGTTTAGAGATGTAGATGCACCAGGCGGAAACATTAAAGATCAATTCCAATTACTTCCATTTAAAGAACCTAGCCCAACTCTATTTCAATTAATGGGTTTCTGTGTTGAAGCAGGACAACGTTTTGCAGCAATCGCAGATATTCAAGTTGGAGATGGTAATCAACAAGCTGCTGTTGGAACTACTATTGCATTATTAGAAAGAGGCTCAAGAGTAATGTCAGCTATACATAAGCGTTGTTATTATTCTATGAGAACTGAATTTAGATTGTTACATAAAATATTTGCAACGTACTTACCTCCTGTATATCCATATGCAGTTTATGGTGGAGATCGTTTTGTAAAACTTACAGACTTTGATGACAGAGTAGATGTAATACCAGTTGCAGATCCAAACATATCTTCATTATCACAAAGAGTAACTCTTGCTAATGAAACATTAAAGATTGCAATGTCTGCTCCAGAACTACATGATATTAAAGAAGCTTACAGAAGAGTCTATCAAGCATTAGGAACTCAGAACATTGAAGAGTTATTAAAACCAGAAGTTTTAAAGATTCCAAAAGATCCTGCTATTGAAAACATGGAAGCATTACAAATGAAAATGCCAACTGCTTTTCCAGAACAAGATCATGATGCACATATAACAGCTCACTCATTATTTATTAAAACAAGAATGGTACAAATTAATCCTGCGGTATATGCATTACTACAAGGACATATTTCAGAACACATTTCACAAAAAGCTTCACAAGAAGTTGTTGAAGCAATGGCAATGAATCCAGAAGATCAAATGTTAGCACAAGAGAATCCAGAAATGTTTACAATTAAAATGAATGGAGCAATTGCTCAACGTACTGTAGAACTTACTGCACAACTACAACAAGCAGAAGCTTCGGGTGAACAACAAATAGATCCATTAGTTGCATTGAAACAAAGAGAGTTAGATCTTAGAGCAATGGACTTACAAATTAAACAAACTAATATTTCTACAGACAATGCTTTAAACGCTTCTCAATTTAAAGTTGATACTTTAATGAAGCAACAGGAACTGGAAATTAAAGATAAACAATCTTATGATAGATTAAATATCGCTAAAGAAAAAATTCAATTAGCTAGAGAGAAACAAAACAAAAGATGATTAAGAAAGAAAAAGAACCAAAGCTAGGTAAGCGATTTGGACCACCTCCATTAAAAGGTCCTATGCCACAAATTCCACCAGTAGATAAATCATTAAAAAAGTTGTAATATAGTGTCTATGTTAAATGCAATTGCACCACTAGCTAAAATATTATTTAGTACAATTGAAAAATCTGTACCTGATAAAGACTTACAAGCAAAGTTAAAAGCTGATTTACAAACTCAATTAATGCAGTCGCATACTCAAGAGTTAACTGCTGCAGCAAAAATTATTGAGGCAGAGGCCAAAGCGGGCTGGTTCGCATCGAGCTGGAGGCCCCTTTTAATGTACGTATTAATTTTTATATTAGTATGGAATTATGTATTAGGACCTGTAATCTTATTCTTTTTTAAAGCTTCTATAACAATTCAATTACCAGGTGATGTTTGGACACTTCTTCAAATTGGCCTTGGGGGGTATGTCGTAGGCCGCAGTGCGGAATCAGTTGCACGAACTATGGCTAACAAACCACAACCAAAAGAGCAAGAAAACGGGTAGTGAAATACTTAGTTATTATGTTATTGCTTTTTTCATGCAATAATATAAATTCACCAAATATAGATAAACCAATATTAAAAATTGAAAAAGCATTCTAATGTTAGAACGATTAAAAGATTTAATAGCTAAAAACTTTTCTAATAAAGAAATAGAAAAGAAAAATAATATATTAATGAAAAGCCGTAAAGAAGTAGATATTAATGGTAATGGAACTTCTGGTTATACGATTAAAGAAGGTGAGCATAAGGGAATCGTTCTTGGCCATATCAAAAGAAATAAAAATGTTATTTAATTTAATAAAAAAATTCTCATCTTGGTTAGACTATTGGATCTGGAGACAAGAATTAAAAAGAAAAATTAAAAGAAATAAGAATGGCTAAAACAATTTTAGTCACAGGTGCAGCTGGATTTCTAGGCTCGCATATTTGTAAAGAATTACTTAATAGAAAATACGAAGTCATAGGTGTAGATAATTTATTAGGAGGAGATAAAGCAAACATTCCTTTCTTAAATAATTTTTATAAATTAGATTGTGCAGATTTTAAATCAATGCTTAAAATTACAAAAGACATTGATGTATTGTTTCATTGTGCAGCAACAGCTCATGAAGGTCTATCTGTATTTTCACCTTATACAATTACGCAAAATAATATTATGGCAACGGTAGGCGTTGCAACAGCAGCTATTCAAAACGGTGTAAAAAGAATTATCTATTGTTCTTCTATGGCAAGATATGGAGATCAACAAAGCCCATTCACAGAAGACATGCCAACTAAACCAGTAGATCCTTATGGTATATCTAAAGTTGCTGGAGAAGAAATATTAAAAACATTATGCAAGGTTCATGGTGTGGAATTAGTAATAGCTGTTCCACATAACATTATTGGACCTAATCAAAAATATAATGATCCATTTAGAAACGCTGTATCTATTTTTATTAATCGTATGCTTCAAGGTAAACCTCCAATTATTTATGGAGATGGTATGCAGACAAGATGTTTCTCTTATGTAGATGATTGTTTAAGTTCATTATTAAAAATGGTCGAAGACCCGTGTGTCGTGGGCCAAGTAATTAACATCGGGCCTGATGAAGAGTTCGTAACTATTAAAGAAGTCGCTGAGACGTGTGCCAACCTTACTGGTTTCAACGGAGATTTTGAATATGTACCTGATAGACCACAAGAAGTTAAACATGCAACGTGCTCATCTGATAAAGCAAGAAAGCTACTAGGTTATAAGACTATGACTAATACGAAAGAAGGAATCAAGAAGACATATGAGTATATCAAGGAACACGGACCACGGGCCTTTGAATATCACCTAGACATAGAGATTATAAATGATAAAACTCCAAAGACTTGGACTAAGAAATTAATATGACATACAATCTAAATTTAAAAATAGATGACATTACAGATTTTAGTTTTAATTTTTCTAAATGGCATAAATCAGATATTAATGAACATATTGCTACAATGCATAAATATGCTGATGAGTGTAATCACATTACTGAATTTGGAGTTAGAACAGGAATCAGTACTTGGGCATGGTTAGCTTCTAGAGCAAAAGTTATTAGGTGTTTTGATATAGATAATGTTACAGATAATTTAAAAATTCATTTTCAATCAGCAAAAGATACGCAAAAAGATTTTACATTTACTTGTGTTAATACTATTGCAGATAACTTAGAAATAGAACAAACTGATTTATTATTTATTGATACAGACCATACTTATGATCAATGTAGTAAAGAATTACAAATGCATGCACATAAGGTTAGAAAGTATTTGATATTCCACGATACAAACCTAGTTAAAGATCTAAATAGGGCTATAAGTGAGTTTATAGAAGCTAATAAGGAATGGAAAATAAAAGAAGTATTAACTAATAATAATGGTTTAACTGTGTTAGAAAGAACTGCATGAACCATGTATTTTGTTTTGTAAGTTCTAAAGTTACAGAACAATATTCTAAATTAGCTTTAGATAGTTTTTTTAAACATACTAAATTAGAACCTGGCGATATATTTGTATTTGTAAATAATGATGGAACAAATGCATTTAGAAAAGATTACCCAATAGATATTTATATTAATAATAAAACACCAAAGGCTTGGGCAACAAACTTTAATAAAGGTTTAAGAGTTGCTAAGAAATTTAAAAAACATTTTGTAGTTATAACTAATGATGTTGTATTTACTAAAGGATGGTTAGAAGCATTAAAACAAACAGATGATAT